TAGCTCTTGCATGTTATGCTCTCCACTTCTTTCCGCGCTGTGTAATCATCTGGCGCTTACCATTCTCATGTGTCAGGATATGACTGTGTGACCAAGATGACGGGCCTTTATTGTATCCCATATTGAGGGACGCCAAGACGCCTGCTGTCCATACTCCGTCAATAATACCTGCACTATGCGTGTGTCCAGTATTAAGCTTTCTACCAAGTTGACGATATCCCTTAGGTGATCCTTTGGCCCCATTCGGACCCAAGTGGCCGTGTAAACCAAGTTCGATCTCATGCAAGACATAGCTGTCATCTTCCTTAATATGAACCCACTTATCTGTATCCAGACGAAGACTATCTGCGGCTAGATTAATAGCATACTGGTATATATCGAAGCTTGATTGCCCACGCTCAATAGCAAGATATACTTGATACATCATAGCATGATAATATCTAGCATTAGCGGGATCGCCAGAAATCTCGGCCTCTCTAAGCCACTTCTGGAAAGCCATGTCATGGTTAGATCGTACTAGCAGCAACTCAGCGCCACTGTTCCGGCCGATTTCTTCAAGTAGCGTAACAGCGTGCTTAATATTACCTTCAACAGTGTTCATACCATTGAAGTGCTGATCGGCCCTAAAGAACGGGTCTTTGATGTTATGGTGGTTACGAGCTTCAAAGTCTAGCAAATCATGGATAGCGATATGACTAGGCTTAATAGTACGAACAAAATCCATAGCTCCAGCAAAAGCCTCAGGGTCCATCTTCTCAGCATGAATATCACCCAAGTTAATGATCTTATTAGCGTCGCTTGCATAAAATACAGACCATCCTTTATCATTCGGATGATAGAACTCATTCAAGTCCCAGAAGCTACCATCATCGCTGGCATTAATCTGTCTAGCAAACCAGTCGCCGTCTTCATCTACTTCAACAAAGAGTGCTCCGTAGACATGGTGATAACTCGCAATCTGACCAGCGCGCCTTTCGATGTAGTTACGTAGCGTACACGTCCCTGTGGTATAAAGGAACCGTTGAGGCTGCCCTGATAGCAGTCCTGCCATGCTTCGCATGTGGACTTTTGCATGGTGTACTGCAGCCGAGTTCGTCGCCGTGTAATTCTCAAGTCCCGTAAGTGGATCTTTAGCAGTTGGCAATATATCGAGTTCGGCACAGAATACGAAATCCTTGGCAAGCTTAATCTGGTCGTTCTGCACATAAGGGATAATGGCTGGGTCATACCACAAATCGTCTCCGCTAGCGTTAGTCTTGCTATCCTTAGTGACCCCACCCCAGCCATTCTTGTTATAGCTGAAACGGCTAACCATAATCTGCGCACCGACTTTATCAGCCATACGGTTAAGGGCTTTCCAGAAGCCAGCATGAACCTTAGTGTTGTTCTGCGCCGATGTAAGGATAAACTTAGTACCCTTGGCTTGTGCCCGGAAATGATCCGGTGCTTTAACCTTACCACCAGATGATGGCTTAACCTCAGGGGGCAGGGAGGGGGCTATAGCGGCTTTGGACACTGTGGCCATAGGGCCTGTGTCACCTGATCGTAGGTGGTTATATACCCTCTTAAATTCTTTATCAGTAAAGGAATGCCCTGCCATTCGAGCCGCTCTCATCATAGGTGTCACATGCTTGTGTGTACTACCTGTGATGTAATCACTGATTTGTTTATGGTTCATAGAGCTTGCCATTCTTTCAGTAGCTGGTTTCTAGCCTCAATAGCAATATCACTTGCATATTTAGATACTGTACCAAATTCTATCCAAACAGGTCCATTTGCCAGCTTAAATATAACATTAAAGCCGCACATAATAATTCCGTATTCAGGATGTCTTTTTTCAGTTATGGGCTGAATTGCAACAATAGCTTCTAAATCTACTACAGTGCCGCCATACATCTGATATAGTTTCATGCAGCCTTCTCCAATGGGTTCAACGGTGAGTCCTTATACAGACTACGAGTGCCGTCAAAGATTACCTCAGCCTTCGGATCACTAGGACCATCTGGGCGGCGAAGTTTATTCTTAGGTACTCCGATCCAGCGAAGGTTTTCGCTATTTGGGTCATTAATAGAGCCAATCATGATAATGGCATCACATGCACCTTGCTTACCAGTCTTACTGTCCTTAAGCATATGCTGCTCAGGAAAACGCATGCCGTCACCATCTACGCTAATCTGGCTGGTAGCAATACTAACGTAGTCATTCTTGACTGCATCTTCTCGAAACCATTGGTACATTTGCTCTAGCTTCTGATCTGTACGAGCAGCATCACCAAAGCCATGTACGTTATCGATCATGTCGGTAACAACTACGCCCGGATTGTTCTGCTCGATAATCATAGCCACTTGTGAATTGCTCAGACCATGGATATCCACAATGCGTATTTTATCAAATCTACCTTGTACATCTCTAAAAGCTTTCTCTAGCGTACCTGCTAAAGACATAGCTTTCATCTCAGCCATACTCAATCCGAGTGTAGCTTGCCACACTCTAGGAATAATTCGTTTCCCCGGTCCTTCATTGTTAAGCCAGAGAATGTTTCGTTCGGTAGGCAGTTGCGGTGCCATATACGAGATTTCGGACGCAATGAAAGAGGTCTTCCCTTTATCAGGTCTTCCGGCAACGATAATCGCATCACCTCCCCGCAGCCCACGCATTGCCCTGTTAAGACAATGCAATCTGAATGACACTCCAGCGTCATTAAACTCATCTTGGAGCAAGTCCTTTATAGAGGTATCAATAAACTTGATCTGCTTAATATTTCTACTAAGCTTATAACTGTCTACGATACGATTAAGCTCAGAAGGGATATCGGATACATCACCTTCTTGAATAGAGGCTACAAGATTAGCCATCTTGACTGTTACGTCACTGTCTGCCAGCTCTTGCATAACTACGTTGCGCTGATCTTCGTCAGGCTCAATCATAGCGTTTTGCATAATCCTGGCAAACTCTCGAATTCTATCGTCTGTGATACCAGGATGCCATGCCTTAAACCGAGTTATAAAGCTGGTGATATCAATCTTTTCATGTGACGGAAATAGCTCGAAGTATCTGCCGAAATCATCCAGCAAGGCTTTAGTCTGTTCCTCAAGACTAGCTACTGACACCAGTGGCGCAAGCATTGAGTAGTCCTTGCGGTTTTTCATTATGCGGAGAAGTAAAAGATCAATCATTTGCCCGTTTCCTTCTGGTTTTATATGTTACTATTGTATACATGGTATCATAGCTAACACCAAACTTCGCGGCCAGGTCTTTACGCATCATGGTAGGAGCTAATCTGCGTATTTCGTCTACTTGATCGTCAGTTAATTTTGATAGTTTATGGTTCTCGCCAATACATACTATATCTCTTCCTCGTTCCATCTTATCCTGCGCGTTAGATAAATGCGTTCCTAGTATAAGATGTGAAGGGCGCCAGCATCTAGTATGATCGCAAGTATGCCTAACTATCTTATCTTTAGGTATATCTCCCTTATTAAATCTATAAGATATTCTATGTAATGTTTCTGGTTTACCATGCTCATTACGTATAGTCGTGTATTTACCGTCTTCTCCTGGGTACAATAAGCAATCATTTACTATAATACTACGTTCGAAGGCGGCGCGTAATCTTGCACGGGTGTCACCGTATCTCCGGTTAAGTACTTCCATATTTCTCTATCCGTGTGGTTCTTTGGGTCCTTTGTCGAAGATATTATCGACCAGCTTATGCCAAGGAGGGATAGGCGCTTGCATAAGTTTATAGTGCCTTTGTTGCCTGCTTTGTCCGGGTCCAGCCATATGCCTACTGGCTTGTTGTTTGGCAGTCTGTGGCTTAACATCGGCATCAGCTTGTCGCTTAAGGACGTCCCTAGAAGCGATGCACTTGGCAGGAATTGTCCTACCCTTATAGCGGATAGAGCGTCCTCCGTTATTATCAGGCTGAATTGCGGGTCCGGTATCTGCCACGAGGAAATGGTCTCTATAGACAGGAAAGGCAATGGCTCTATTTGCCGAACCAAATACTTCGGGCCTAAGTCCCCAGCCACCAATTTTCGCAAGCATACGCCGTTCAAGTTCTGCGTAGTTGGCATGTATAAAGGGATCACGGCCCGGCGCAAGCTCTCGCTGTACCCTAGCTTGTATTCTTCTCTCATAGTCTCTGATATACCTGCTTGAGCATACCACAGCAGGGCACTTACGGATATAAGGGACGTGTCCACGAAATTCGAACTGTAATCCGCAGGCAAACGCGAGGTTATTGTTGCCGTTTCTAATGGCTTGGACAATTGTGCTAATGATAGCATCGATTGTCGGGACTCCCAAACAGTCTCGTGGCATCTGTGGCAGTATCCCCGCCATCCTTTGAGCGTGTTGTACACTGTCATAGATGGGCTTTGGCCACAGTGCAATACCTTCTTCTTGCCGCCGAGGGGCAGAGATTGCGCGGTGATTAACCACTTCTCTTTCTGCACTCTGTAGCTCCTTTAAAAGCCGCTTGTCTTCCAAGTGCTTACTAAGTGAGTATTTGTCTATTTGGCCCATACCGAATGAAACATCATAGATAGCTTCTTTTGGTGTAACGTAGCCATAAGGATCTGTAACAACTAGAGTATTACCTCTAAGCATAACATTACCGAGATGCATGTCATTGTAATCACCTATTGTATTCCAAAGACGAACTAGCTCTAGTGGGCCGTTAGCACGCATTTTAACATGCTCGTATTGCGCGTCGGTATAGTGGTCATCAGAATAATTATATGTTTCAAGACGTTCAATCTCAGCTACATACATATCCTTAAACAAGTGCAATGAGTACACCTTCAATAGATGATCGTCATCATTTTCTTTATTGAGCAAGCAATAGGTGGCATATTTAGGCCACCCATCGCCATCTTTCATACCTACTTTAATCACCTTATTAGGATCAGTAGGGTGATTATAAACTGCTCCATAGCAACCGCCTGCAATATAATTAAATCCATACTTGCTAAGATCAATAACATTCCATTGATCAAAGCCAGTTACTCCAGCATCTTTAGCACATGCTTTGATTTGATATAATACTGCAGACATATTGCACCTATTTGGATTTATTGGGAACAGCGCACCCGCGCTTCTCAAGGCTTTCATTGTATGCTAGATTATCACTGACTTGCTGGTCTGACATAGCATCTATCTGTTCCGGTGTGTAACGGATCACCACGTCATTAGGACCACACTCGTTAGTTTTTGGACCAACGCTGGCGCAGCCGCTTACGAGCAACAGAAGTAGAAACAGACTGGATTTCTGCACGGGCTTTAGCCTCCTGTACGCGGGCTTTCAATGAGTCGTTCAATTGCTTGTTCAATGCGGCCGAACTGCCTGCTGTACTTCCCTTGGTATATATTGCGAATATACTTCCGATTATTGCGGCCACCAACAAGATATAGGGAAGGTATTTGTTTATACCGCTCGCCGTCCATAGAGTTGCGATTGTAGTTAGCATCGATTACTTCCTCTGCGGGTTTCGGGAATGTACGCATGTCTCATTTGCCCCATACTTTCTTGGCGATTACTACCAGAACGACGCCAACCACAATAGCAGCAGCGACATAAGGACCATAAGTACTAATAGCACTAAACAGCCCAATAACAGGGGTCCAATCGGTAACGGACTGAGCGGCAGCACCAGCACCACTAACAACAGCAACTGAAGCACTTGCGATTGTTGCAGCCTTTGTAGCAATGACTGTATTACTGTCCGCTGGCTTAACATTAGCCGATGCAGTGAGCGTCTTAGTGACATCGAGGTTTGCCTCTAGCATTTCGGGGGATACAATATCCTTGGTCGCCTCCGGCTCAGATAGGGCCACAATAGGCGGCAGAGCGTCGGTGACGGGGATTGTCTTAGCCTTGGCAACCTTGGTGCCGTTGACGGACAAAGCACGCTCAAAGCTTGCTGCGGTGACGCCAGCACTATTCATCCCGTCGCCTGCATAATAGCTAGAGCCCCGCTGGATATTCTTACCAGTGTAGTTCTTAGTACCAGCCAGTACAGGCAAGCTAGCCCATTCCTGAGCAAGGTTCTTAGCGAACTGTTCCTTAGTAAGCTGACCAGCCATAAAGGCATCATAGCCACGGAATCGAAGCAACTGCATACCCATACGGTCCTGCAAGTCTTCGTTGAACTTCTCACTACCCTTAAGGCCCATTACTTCCTTGAGGTTCTTAAGTGTCTTGGTAATGATCTGATAACGACCAGCAGCCGAACTAAGGCAGCCATACTTCTTACGCCAAGTAGGCGCGTCAGCAAGCAATTCGTCTACAGTGTAGCTAGTTACCGGCTTAGGCAGCTTGCTTTCCTTGTTAGAGCTAATGCTTGTGTACTTCGGACCTTCATGCACAGAGATAAAGTCTAGCAGGTGTGCGGCTGCTTCTGGTACTGTCTTATCCAAGTTTAGAACTCCTTTAGATGCACCTCAGTCAGATTTGTAGCAGTGAGGTGCGCATTAATATATGCTTCTACGTCTATAGGTGCAGATTTATGTACCTGCACATACTTAACCCACCCATCATAGGTCAACCATGCCCATGTGATAAGTGGGTGAAATTCTGGTGTCGGCCCTACCTCAGCCGCAATGATCTTTACCTGCTCTTCCCAAGGTTTGCCGTACAAAGCATCATGAAAGTACCAAAGATAATAGGTAAATCTCTCGTTACACCACGCAACTGTGCGTATCATTTCTATTACGCCAGAATTACCAACAATGGAATTAGGCTGCACTTGTACTCCTGCAACCCTAAAGGCTATGAGTGCATCATACAGTTTCCGCTTGTCGGCATCAGACACGCAATTAGCAAATCCTGCAAGCTTTATAGCAGTCATGTCACTCTCCTTGGGTTAAAACGAAAAACATATTGATACCGAGAAACAGCAATCTGCTCCGTGTAGGTAATTAAGCCTACATCGTGCATTCACTATTGCAGTAGTAAAGGTAGCGCCATTCGGCTAGGTATCTGCAAACACCCTTATCCCTTCGCTGCCTCTCGGTATCAATAAGTACGACTAGCAGGCTCAATTAAGAACCTGCTAGCTTTATGTATTCTAGCCTAAGCTAGATTATTCAGCGTCTTCAATCGTATCGTCAACACGATACACAGAAGCGCCGATGTATGCGCCAGCATCATCGAGCTTAGTACGGGACACATAATGCGTCTTCGTGCCAGCTTCCTTTTCCTGCTTGTTCTTCTGAGCAACAGCAGCCTGGATAGCACCCTGCAGCTTCTTCTCATCTGCATTCTCTACATCAGAAAGCAGAATGTCAAAGAACGAGTAGCCGGTAACTTCACCAGCTTCATTCTTCGTAGGAGCAGTAAGGTCTTCGAATGGATACTTGCTACCCTGACGACCGCCGCCACCACCAAAGGCAACACGAGCAGGCAGAAGGCCGACACCAGTCGAAGTCTTATTGATCTTAATCTCTACGCGGGGAGCGCGCTTAGCCTTCTCGGCAGTTTCTGCACCTTCTGTAGCTGCAACGTTCTCAGCAGCGTTAGGCTCAGCGCCTACAGCCGGAGTAGCAGTTTCAGTAGCGGTAGTACCAAGGCCGAGTTCGGCCAGCAATGCTTCATCAGACATTAAATATTCCTTTTTCCTAGCTAGGTTTGTAGTTCGTTCTAATCGTGGCTGTAGTCCGCCTCATTTACTCTCCGGAACTAGCTCAACAGGAGTACCACGAAATTTGATTATCCATATAGGACAGACTAAGCCAATACTGGACTAGCTACTCTGCTTGCCTTATATGCTAGTTCATGAGCATAATGTTCAGCAGCACTGAACTTGCTCAGCCTCTTGCCACGAGTAGCTTTCGGCATAGGTACAGTGTGAAACCACGTACCATTCATAGGATCATATGTGTGATCCATTTCGATAGTCGGTTTAATAAGTGTCTCCATAAACAAGCCGATATCAGTATCAGGTCTGCCATCCAAGTGTCGCAGACGCGCCTTACGGCCAGTTGTCGCGCCGCACCGCTGCATAGTACCAAGAAGCAGTACACTATCTTGGTCATCGAACCAGCCTTCGACAAGCAGGTACTCATACACATCAATCGGTATAAGCCAGCTAATCTCTGTCTTGGCCTTATATACGCCTTGCAGCACTTTATAACGCTCAGTACGTTGCTTAAGGCATATAGTAAAAGCCAGCATTATAGCAGGATACTGTTCAACAGAAACAATCGCCCACTCTTCCTGCGCTGCCTTGTTGCTATGTCCTACGACACCTTGGTTATCAGACATTGACGTGCATCCTACGCTTGGCTTCTAGCTCTCGCTGTGTAGCGTTAAGTCGACCACCCGGACGATTACCGGCATGATACCGCTTACGCGCCGGTGTACCACGCAAAGCGTGTGGTGCCTTATAGAACTCGCGTACACCCGGTACTGTCTGTACCATATGAAAGGCGAAAGATGCTGCCTGCTGATAAGGTGTCAGCAATGAGGTGTTAGTCTTCGTCTCGGTCATATCGATATCCTTTGCGCTCTCGGCGCTCTCTACGCTTGTTCTTATCCTTGGTAGGCAACTCAATGCTGTCTACCTCGTCATCATATTGGTATGCACGTTCAGTCATGCTTACTCTCCGAGAATAGCAGTCAATGCAGCGCGTGCATTCTCAAGCTTACGACGCTCGTTAGCCAGCTTGATCTGACGGGCATTAGCAGCAGATACTACTTCCTCATGCCGATCCATCGCGCTGTCTTCGAGACGCATAGCAGCATTGCGCAACGCCTGAGCCTTCTGCAACTCATTGTTACGGTAATGATGGCTACGCTCAACCTGCTTAATAGCATGGTCTTGGTTCTTCTTTAGGTGATCGAACACCGTATCAATACGGCCAATAGCCTCATGGAACAGATCAAGAGCATCAGCAGCAGAAGCATCCTTATGCGGGATTGCTTCCTTAAGCTTGAAAGCTGCTTGCTTGACGACAGCAATTAGTTTACGGTGTGGCATCAGAATTTATCCCATCTGATTTGAAGTGAGTGACTACCGAACATAAAGTTCAGTACTTTTTCAGAGTAGTTAACGCCTACCATAAAGAAGTACTGGTGCTTAATCCAATCAAAGCGCATAATAGTTCCTACTTAACAGTAAGCCAAAGGTCTTGGCCGGGAGGTTGATGACCGCAAGCTGTAAGCATAATCAATACAGCCGCAATGAATACAATGAACAATATCGTCTTGATATCTTCATCTGGATCAGGATCGCCGGGATAATAGCTCATATCAGATATCCTAAATGCTATGATCCTGCATATCAATGCACAGTCCAACAGCTACCTGTTGTTCGCCCTTGATAGTAATTACCTTAGGCTTACCGTTTTCGATGCTATCGATGCAACGCTGGTAATCTACCTGAGTGGTTGTCATGCTCTGATATACACCAGCTTGACTCAGGAATACAATAACAAGAAGTCCAGTCATCTCTTTATCCTTATTGAAAAGCTAGGTTTAAAACCATAGCATGTCGGTTGCAGACTGTACCATACGCTAGCAGTCCATCCGGGACGCCAAGCATGGTACACATACACTCTTTCAGTAGTCCAGTATCTAGGAGGATGTGACCACATCATTAATGCAGCCTTGGACGTTTACGACGCATAGCCATACCTGTAAGCATAGCATCTTCGAGATCATCAGAGGTATAAGCCAGATGTTCATCATCAAACCTAGCCTCAGCGTATTGCACTCGAAAGTCAAGGGTGCCACCTACCCGGCTTAAGGTCATATTTGATAGCTGCAATCTTTGCTTAGCCTCACGAAATGTCAACATTTTAGTTCGCCTAGAGGTTGGCAAGAGCTTTCTGCTCAATTGCGATCAAAGACATGTACCCATTATGACGGGCGGTTTCATCAGCCGTGCTACGACGGTTAGGTGACTGCCACATGCTCTTCTGCTTGTGCCAGATATACATACGGCGCAAGACTTCACGAGCCTGATTGCCATACGTATTACGCATGTATACTGCAGATGCTACTTTCATAATATTCTCCATTAAGAGCGTTAGTGCTCATTGAGCCAGTGCTCGGGCGATAAACTCTGCACCATTAGCACTGGCCTATGAACGCTACTTACTTGCGAGTAATAGCATCCAAGAAACGCTCAGCCATTGTACCGACGACAGCCTGCTTACTACCAGCAAGTCGACGATCGTGCAAAGCAACAAGACGAGCAGTAACCAATTCTTTAACGTTAGTCATGTTAGTTCTCCAATTAGAGCACAATTGCTCACTAAACTAGTACCGCTTCACCGGCAGCCTGCAGAACGCCTCCACAGTACTAGTCAGTCAACAATTAAGTTGAACCGTTCCACTATATTTACCTGTTTATACGGACCTATAATTTAAAGACATAAGTCTCTCCTGCTACCCACCAGAAACACAAATTTAATAGAGAGGTGTTTATGTTCTCTACTATACGTGAACACCGGTCCAAAGCGCCACGTAATCAATTTGTGCTGCCAGATAAGGTGCAAAGTGCCATATAGGCACAGCAACCATCTCCATGGCATTACACGATCTCCTATTACATACCAAGTGTCTCTTGTTCGTGAATATGAGAATATGATGGATTGTTATGGTGTCCTACCCACTTGCCGAAGTACACTTCAAAGCTTGTCCACCATACGTCATACTCACACCATACCCAATTGCTGTTATACATTGGCGAACGCCTTCTTCCACTTGGGCTCATAATATACCCACGTTGCAGATACAGTTGGCAATATCAGCCATTTACGGCCGAATGTAATCTTAAGCTTCTTATAGCCCATAGCCTTACGCATGATAGTCAAGCTGCCAGACATAACAATACCAGCAATACTAGCCGATACGACACCAGAGAATGTATCATGGTATATGTACAGCATAAACACTGTAAACATAATATCCACAATATTGGCATATCCAAGCCATTTACGCATATCACTACGAGCCATCATAATGAAGCATGTGGCTACAGTAGCTATACCAGCGAATGCGAAGCCAATAAGGCCAGCTAATACTACGTCCATGACGTGTACTCCAAGTATAAAGAGGTTATGTTCATTAAGCTAGTCGTCGCGGTTCATTGCAGGACAAGACTAGCCTATGAGCACAACAGACTTAGTGAGAGAAACCAGTCTTAGTGTCATCCTTGTGTGTCTTAAGCGCCATGATAATGGCGGAGTAGTCCTTGCCGGTCGCCTTAGCGTCCTTCTCAAGCTTCTTGATAGTCTGATTAGACCAAGCATCGAAGTCGATAGGCTGATAAGGTGCGCCCTCAAGAGCCTTGAAGCGCCAGAAGGGCTTAACCATAGCCTCACCTAGCTGTACCTTCTTGGAGCTATCGAAGTGCCAGCCCTTAGTGTCCTTCTCCTTGCTGTACGTCAGTCCGCCGAATGTCTCGAACCACAATTGCAGACTGTTAACGCGCACCATATCAGGCACGGCGTCAAGGAACTGTGTAAGCACGTTGATATTGCGATGCTTGGCAACGAAAGCCAGCACAGAGCACGCAAGTACATGCACCTCATGCTGCATATCAGCCGCACTCGTCTTGAGCGCCTTAGTACGTGTAGCGATATCCTTCTTCTTAAGGATAAGCGCAATAGTGGCTGTAACAGCCGGTGTCTGATTAGCTTTAGTCATAGTCTTATTCTCCTGTGGTGAAGGCAGCAAGAGCCGCACGTTTACGCTTAATCTCTTGAACATTGTTCATATGACGAATGAACATGTACTCATTAATGTTCTTGCGTAGCATAGCGCAACCAAACGCTACACATACAACCGATACCATACCAGCAAAAAGCATGATAAACACTCCCGTTAGGTTAGTAGATAGGATATACAGTGGTCTTTACGCTCCCTGCTCATACCTACATCGCAATGCGTTCGGTATCTTGTATTGATATCCTATCAACTAACCTCACAAGAGATATAGGCTAGTTCAGCTTAGAGACTGGATAAGTTAAGCCTTGGATTATCCTACGGTTAAGAGTGATAATTCCTTAATGGCTCAATAGTCCAGCTACCTTGCTTAGTAGCTCTATATCTCAACACAATCCCGGCTAAACCGTTACCATACCCATGCGGCCGTTGAGAGCGGACTGATAGATTGTGCTGTGCCATATACTAAGGATTTACATAGGCGTTATTAACGCGCCCTTAGTATATGGATGGATAACCTTTTGCCGCTCAATCGGCTAGGTAGCTATATTGACCGGTTCCTAAGGACAGTACGTTACTCGCACTATCTACTGGTTGTAATCCCAGCGGCTAACAGCCATTACCTATATGCACTTAGCTATAAGCCACTGTGGCCTACCTTGTCAAGCTCTATTAAGAGCCATAATATCCCTAGCTAAGCTAGTCAAGAGCTAGTTGGCTAAGTGCCTTCCGTCTTGTGTGATTTGAATATCTACTATCTCATTCAATCCGTCAACTGATAAAATGAATAGATACCCAATTATCTCATATATCATTGATTTCATTATCTTATTTCTATCTAGATTATATCCAGCTTATAGCTATCTATATCCTATTCATTTCTATCGGCTATATGTCTATGTATTCCTATGTATTCTCTATATCTATCTATGTGATATCTATGTATTGATCTATGTATATTCATTCTCTTACTATATGGTGCATCAGTATATAGGGTGGTTATTATATGTTCTTATATAGTTCTATATCTATTATATTCTATTTATATTGATATATGGATAGCTATCTTCGATAGTGGTACTGATACCAAACGATATCGGTTAGGGTATGTTTATTATCCATATAGGGCATAGAATGCTGTATCTCGGCTATTGACTAAGCCAAATCACTATGATCTAAGCAAGGACAGACAACCGGCTCTAATCCGATAAGGGATATAGATGCCCGGATACAAGCTAGCTAATCCTAGCTATAACCATAGGAGATAGACATGTAACAGCTAAAGCCATATAAGAGGTGCTACCCTCCGGCTATACCGTCATAGGCTGGACATAGGCTAGATGAATGTCAGTTGGCATTGTCGGCATATTATAAGGACTTGCGTTTCTCGATGGGGCTATGGGGGAACTTGCTCGCGGTTGTTTGTTAGATACCCTCACGAAAAATTGTATCCCTACCAGCTTTTACACTGGTAGAGACTGGAATAACTATACAGGATGTAGCAGACTAATAGCTTAGTATGCTACAGGGTTGTTAACAGTCGGAGCAGGCAGGCTTTCAAGCGTTTCGAGATAATCGATAACGATATCAGCACCCGGAGCACCTGGAGCAGCAGACAACGTGAGATACAGAGTAGAAGCAACGATGCTAACTGCTACTGAGATAGCTGCTTCGCTGATAATACCTGCAGTCGTAACATCCGTAGCACTAGAAGCAACTGGAACAGCCGTAGCTGCCAGATACTGAGCACCAGATACAACGTTACCAGCACTCAAGTTAAAGGCAACAGTGCCCTTATTACGAGCGTGTATACGAGTTACCTTAGCACCGGCTGGAAGCGGGACAGTAATAGCCGTACCAGTCTGGTTAACAAGGCGTACAGAACGATGTACACGAGTAGAGCCGCGAGTAAAAATAGTCATAATAGCTTATTTCCTTATGTTTTAGGCCGATCTAGTGGAATTTCGGCAGGATTGCCGTCCTACGCCAGAGAAGGCCGTGGGGAACCGTTGGGTTCGCCGTGGATGATTGCCCATCCAGAGCTAGAAACGCGCTGGATGGGCCGAAGAAGCCCTATTCGGAAGCTTCGGCAGGGTTGAGAGCGTCGGCGTCGCGCTTATCCAGTGCGTCCTTGACTGCAAGAGCCTTAGATTGGTCCAGATAAGGTCCATACGTAGTCTCTACTACATTCTCAGTAACAGGACTACCCTCAGAAACAGGCACTGCATTAGTACGGACTACCGTATAAGCAATAACTTCCTGTTTAGCACTTACAATTTCATTAGTTGCCATTTTAATATCCTTTGTTAACGGAATGCTGTAACAGTAAATGTAATAGCAGAGCCGCCAGATGATAGAATAGGTACCTGCAAAGTCAAATTTACCTGATCATTTACAGTACAGCCATAACTTACTAGGCCATATCCAGCAGGGAAACTACTGGATTGGATAAGCAGGATGTCTGTAGTCTTAACACCAGAGCAAGCTTTAGTGTAAGATTTAGTAGTTACAATCAATGATACAAGTTCTGCTGCTGTAACAGTCACACTAGGTAAGACCATAACAGCCTTCTTAGCAGCTAATTGAGCAACTACCGCAGACATGTCTGACTGAATTTGAGATATTACACCTACCTGAGCAGCTAGATCAAGCCTAGGCTGTCTAAGTACAGAAGCGGCTACTAGCCCTATGCGTCTTTGATTGTTACCCGCAGGCACAACTATTGGCATATAGAACTCACTAGCCGGAATATCTGTATCCGGTGTAATATTATTCAAGTCATTAGCTACATAGCTTTGATCAGGTATATTTATCTGTTGATTGCCTTGCCATACCAACATTAAATAACACTCGGCACGTAAGGTGTATTAGTACCAAGGACGACAGCAGGTCGAACATAATTCTGCTTAGGAATACGTACATAATTATCGGCACCATGGCCTTTGCCGCGAGTACCCATCCTACGAACCTTCTTAGAAACAATAGGGATAGTCATAATACCTCCTTAGCTGAGCACTCCGGCAATAACAACACCGTTGACAATAGTAAAAGTAATACCATTGGTATAAGTGCCAGTAATTGGTACAGTAATCTTAGTACCAGATGTGATCACAGCGCCCGTAGAGCCAGAAAAGGCTTTAATAAAATCGCTGTATGCAGCATTCAGAAACGGAAGTACTTTAGGGGATCGTACACCCAGAGCATAAAACTCTCTAAGCATAGTACGAAACCTACCTACATCACCACGGTAGCCACCATTAGGAGGCGCACCCTGAGAAGTAAAAGTTAGTTTAGCCATTTACAGTTTCCTTCTTAGTTACAAGTTGCAGGCCGAATCGCTCCATAGGTTCTCTAGCCAATTCAGCAGCTAGAGTATTCTCGGCACGTTCAGCTTGCATACGCCGATCTTTATCTCGGCGTTTCTTTACATGTGCAAGTGCAATCATAAGAGTAGCTACTAGGAGTTCTTCCTTGGCGGCGTTACCTGTAGTGTTAGCAGCGGCACGGACAACAGCCTTACGAAGATCGCTAGTATAACCCCACCGATCAAGAGGCCACTTAATAGCAGCACCATTATCGGATACATTACGTACTAGCTCCATCCATGTTGGTTCTGTCGGTTTTGTAATTTCTTCTGTCATCTTCCTAGTCTCCCTATTCGGCCAATACCATATTTGTTACTGGCCTGTAGTTTAGGAGTAAGTCCCGGCATAGGCCGACCATCACCCTTTGGATTATTCATCATATTCTGGTATGCCTTGTTAGCAGCAGCTACCTTAGCAGCCATCTCATCTTGTGCAAGAGCATCTACCCAATAGCGTACAGTACCGGCCAGAGCATCTAGTCTATCCTCATGGAGCAAAGACTTCTTATCTCGGGTAATACGTGCAAGCTGCCAGAATAGAGAATACGTCTGACGGTTATCACCAGCATACTTTTGAATGCTAAGGAAGTCAGTAGTAATAATCTCCTGGTGCATTACTAGTTTACCAGCACCTAGAACAGGTTCAAGTATGTCAATAATACGGAGTTCTTTCTGACCGCTTTCCCATACATCTTCTACACCAACAGCTACTAGCTTTTCCAGCAGAAGTAGTCGGCGAAGTACCGATGCCAATGCACCGTTACCAAAGTTCTGCTCAATAGAAATTGCTTTAACTTGCCACTTCTTAACAAGTTGAACAAGCGGAGCCAGTTTCTCATCTTCAATACCTCCGGGTACACCACCAACAGCGAATGTATGTACACGACCAGCCATAAAGCCACTAATGGCATAAGCTGTTTCGTCTCCATTCTGTCCGCCACCACCTGGGTCGATATACATATGCAAGTCTGTCATAGCACCGAAGTCTTCGGCTTTCTGTACAGAATACATCTTATCTCGGATAGGGTAGCCATCGGGAAGTTTGATAGCATTCTCTTCGGTACGTACAAAGCTCAAAGACATAGGAGCAGTACGCTTACCAAGAATATCAGGAGCAGTGTCCCAATTGAGAAATCTAATGTAGCCAGTCTTAAGAGGATACCTATCCTGATCCGACAACTTCGTACTAAGCATATGCTGTAGGTTAAAGTATGCAGGGCCTTGGTCAGTCTCTTTCTTAAGCAAGGCTGCTTCGCCTAGCAATACAGGATCCGTAGGTTGTCCTCGATCACCAGTCGGCCCACCACCAGTCCTAAGGTTAGGATTAGCAGTGAGCCTCTCAGCGATCAAGGGTGCTAGGAAACCCTCGTAATCTTGTTCTTCTTTAAGGGTAGGATATCTACCCGGCCAGATACGAATTTGTGTGCCGCGTCCTGGAAGCGTATTATACAGACTATCAACAGACTGCGGAGTACCTAGCCAAATGATATCACCATTAGAGCAGATAGAACTAAAGTCTAGTGTCAAATGGTGCAATCTAATACGCTGTGTAGCAGTTTGGCTATTCTTAGAGCTTTCGATATCGTCCGCAATCAGAACGTCGGCGCGTTTCCCCTGCATGTTCGCCGTGATGCCTATACAAGCGATCGAGGGAGACTTCTCAGGGCCTTTGAGAGAATGGTGGATATCGAATGCGTCAACGCCCGAACGGTCGCCAGCGGCCCTGTCTGGCCTCATGCACTCTAGCTCCGGCATCCCCATAATAATCTGGATGATCCAGTTAGCAATTTCAGTTGCCATATCTCCACCAGCCGACAAGATAAGTACTCTAGTCGTTGGATCGTGGATACAGCGCCACACTGCATAAATAGCGGTGATAGTAGTCTTAGCCTGCCCACGCTGAGCCTGTACCATACGGTACTGAGGACCATATGCTACCCAATTACCAATATCCGACTGGATTTCAGTGCAAGTAAATCGCATAAAGCCTTCGATAACATCAACCATGAATGTATCGAAATCTGCATAGTGAGCCTGTAAGAGTTCCAAATCATGCCATCTACTTAGTGCATCATTTAGTTCTTCATTACCTCTCATATAAACTCTTCCTTTCCTAGCTGAGTTTACTAAGATAGTCCCGCAGGACTACCCTATAAAGTCAACCCTCTTGTGCAAATGGGATAATATTACCTACGGACTTCTTACGAGCATCTTCACGCTTCTTAGCCAATCGTTCGGCTAGTCCACCAATATTCTCGTCTTCATCAGTCTGACATGTAATCTTATTATCTGCGAGGAACTTCGTAGCAGCACTCAAGAATGCAGGAGATACTTGAGGCATAGCCCCTAGTGCATCCAACACAGCTTGAGCATCGTCACCCTTAAGGGCTTCTTCAAATGCTGCTTGTGCTAGTTCAATTCCATCTAGGGTGCGCACCATAACAGCCGCCACCTTAGAGTGAAGTGTCCCCATAAGTGTTTCAGTTGCTGAGCTTTTACTCATTTAGCTGCCCACTCCTTTATTGCTTTAATTGCTTTAGGTATTTCCTGGCATAGTCTGGCTATAACCAGAACTAGACCAAGGAAGTACATAACATCACTTCGCCAAGTTCCAAACAATGCGAAGCTAGCTACAATCCAGCTTGTTACTCCTGCCATCAAGGAACTTAGCATAATAGTCTCCTTAGTATCTCAGGCCACGTACAGTATACGTGCCATTCAGGACTTCCAGAATACGGAACGTATCCATAGAAAGGTTCTGTTGAACTTGATATGTAGCATCAATCTTAGGACGACCCGAAGCAGCACCATATGACGACCGGAAGGTCACATTAGTATATGTAGCAGCCCGCCAGTTCTTAATGTACACATCGAAATCACAAGCAAAGTTAATGTTAGAACCTACATCGTCGGCAATAGGCATTACACCGTCGCTTACAGTACCAGCAGTGGGTGTAGCCGTAGTACTTACAGTCTTTGTCTTCTGATATGCAAGATTTTGAACTGTAACGCCGCCTGTACCAGAGAAATTCATACTGATCTTACTTAGGTTAGTCTGCGGGTACAGTAGACCGCTAATATGCAGTTCATCGTAGTCACCGAGATTAGGATGATACACACCCTGATTAACCAAAGTCCTAACAGCCAGAACTTTCCATTGCGATGCTGTAATATCATTATCATAATTAGATACAGGCAAGCCATTGGCCGTCATGTAAGCATTAAGATAAAGTGCCAGCAGCATATGACCAGCATTGTTAGGATGCAATCCATCGGCAAACATAGTAAGGTCATTAGCATTCCTAAGAATACTAGCATAATCTACTACGTATGCAACACCAAAGCCATTCGAACGAATATATTGGTTAGCAGTTTCCCAACGCAAACGAGTACCAGTAGCAAACTCTCCAGTAGTAGGGAGAATAGTACTAAGCACAACTGTAAAGCCGTCAGCTTTAGCTGTGTTAATATAGTTCTGCAGTGCTGTCTGGTATGTAGCCCACGAGTTCTGATAGAAGTTAAAGTCGTTTGTGCCAATAAGAATGAACAGGTACGACTTAGGACCACCATCACCACCATTAACAGTAGGACGATGAGGATATACTAGAGACGCATAACGACCAGCAAGATCAGATACTTGATTACCACCTTGAGCGAAGTTATAGAATGCCTTCTTAGAGCTAGCCCATGACATGTTGCTAAAGAGATAAGCAAATCCATTGGCTACAATATCAGCATTCAAGTGATGGGTAATACTATCACCTTCGAAGATAATAGTAGCACCATTAGCCGACTGTGCCTTTGCAAGCAGAGTACCGCCAAGCGTTGCACCATCATGCACCCTAAGGCTCTTGTTTGTCTCATCTACTACCACTACACCATTATTAAAGGTCTTGGTATTAAGGACAGCAGCCGTACCTTTTAGCTGACTAATTTGAGTTGCCATATTTCCTCACTTATATTGCTTCGGCACGACCAAGATCAGTCGCGAATAGTTGAATGTCATCTTCTGCCCTACCTAAGTCATAGAACGTACCTGGCGCATAACCTACCCAAGCTGCACTAGCAGCATTAACAAGGATAGCAGCCCTGCCGGCTTGTGTAGTAGCCTCGTCTCTAGCATTAACAGCAATAGTTGCACTGTTAGCAGCTATAACACTAGCATTGTATGCAGAGATGTAATAGTTATATGCACTGGCAGCAGCACTCTGAGCCTGATCCCTAGCAGCGATAGTGAGGTTATAGTATGTAGTGAAATCAGGGATAGTCATTACATCTACGATTGTACCATTAACATATCCAAGGATACTGTTATTTGGCATAAAAGGTTTAAAACCTACAATCCTATCTACTTTATTATTGTAATACCCTAGAATAGAGTCTCCAATAATACCTGCATTCATTACATATCCAGAATACCCGACTGGTACTTTCATTGCTCTGTCTGCTGCATCGAGAGCCTCATGCGCTAGCATGATAGACTGCTTCTGTGCAGTGTTCAGATTAACACCAGTAATAGGTTCGCCATCTTCCCAATCTACAATAAGCTCATCTGCATCTACAGTACGTACAAATGTATAGTTCTTACCTACAGCAGCAGGCGGACCATCTACTTGGATAAGGTTAGCTGACTGAAAATGGAATGTTCTGTATGTGGGATTACCTGAGCCATCGACCTCATCGCCTACTCGGCAAGTGATATCATTAACAGAAATACTCCCAAGAGCGAAGTTAACCGGTAACAGCGTAGTTACGCCATCTCCAGGAATAGTGACTGTTGAATAAGCCAATGTAAACTCCTTATTATAATCTTTGATTATCCATATAGGGCATGGAGAGCAATACTCTCCACACCATTATTGGAGTGCTTTAGCTAATGGTTCAGCTAGATCAGAAGGCTTAATAGCCACTGTAGCAGGAGCTTCTGGGACTACTTTCTGCTCCTTCTGTTTATCCTCTGCTGCTTTAGCAGAACGATGTGCATTAGTAGCTTCTGCCTTATTATCTTGCTTCATAGCATTGAAGATATTAGAAAAACCCAAAGCATTACCAACAAGTGGAGTAGCTGTAAGAGCATTAATATCAGCATTGCTAGGTCCAGCATTAAGCACACTGTGTATAACAGCACCTGGAATACGAGCCATTCTATCAAGCGTACTAAAAGCAGCAGGAGAACTAATAACCTGTCCTGCACCCTGACCACCATAGCCACCAAACTTAAGCTTATCCATGCCAAGCATACCAGCCAATGGATCAGTCCACATAGGTATCCAGCCAGCCATATTAGACTGAGCAAAGCCACCACGAGCAATCTTGCCCCATGATAGGTCATCTGATTTACCATTGAGTGTCTGCTTGACAGCATACGCTGCGGATGCAGTAGCAAGCCCATATGCGAATGTCATAAGAGCTTCTGTGTCCATGATCCTAGCCTGACGCAATGCCTGCTTTTCGAGGGCAAGCATACCGAAAGACTTAAGATGCCAGAACAGACTAGCCACACCATCCTTGTGGAACAGCATAGAACTCTCACCAGCCATTGCCTTCTGTACTAACATATTGGTATTAGCATTGAGAGACATTGAGAAGATATCAGCATCCATATGATCCCAACTAGCAATATTAAGTTTGACAAGATTTCCATCACTATCAAACTGAACAGTACCATTTTGAATATACTTCTGTAGGCTGGACAAGTCATTAGGCGTAAAGCCCATATCACGAAGTCGCTCATCACTGATAAGCCCTCCATCTCTTAGATGCCTAGCAAGTTTATCGGCTGCAGATGTTACAGCAATACGCTGCTGGGCTCTACGCATAGCAAAGAAGCCAGACGTATATCCTTGAACACGGGTAGCTTTATTAAGCAACTTATCTAGCTGTCTCGTATATTCTCCCTGTGTACTGTAACGTTCAAAGTCATGAATCATATCATCCCTAAAGAGCTTTTCCTCAGGCTGATAAATACCCATATGTCTCATCTCTTGCACCAGAGGGCTATCAACTTTCTTGATACTATCTCTGATCTCATTAGAGGCATGACGGAAGAACTGCTGCACACCTACCGAAGCAATATTAACACCAAACTCAGCTAGCTGTGTGAGGCCAAGCTGATTAAGCAGGGCCAGATTGGTGAGCTTCTTAATACGAGAATATGTAGGGCTAATACCACCATTGATAGGACCGCCAGCAAAGTAGCTGTAGATACCGTCAAGGAACTCATCATCGATATGCTTATCTTTGTCGATAGCATCATTAAGTGCATTAGCAATACCAGGACCAGTAGATGCAGACTTACCGTTAGCAATCTGTTCCTGCTTAATAGCAGCTTTGATATCTTCCCAATCGGCACGGCTAGCGATACCCTTACGGGCGAGTGCAGCCAATCCAGCAGATTTACGAATACGATTAGGAACCATAGTTGTAAGGTCTGTATCCAACAGGTCCATTAAGCGAATACCATTAGAAGAAGTATTACGCATATCAACATCAAGGCGTTGTTTAGTATGAGAAGGTTTACCACGTTCTTCCATAGCGCCTGTAAGACGATCGATAAAGGCATCAACTTCTTTCTGTGCCATACCTTGCCTAAGCAACACTTGCTCAAGTTCCTGTCTCCCATCCCCTTGCAAGATACCAATGACACTAGCATTCATGTTAGCGTCGTTAATCTCTGCTCTATGAATAGTAGCATCAGCATAAATCTTAGCGTCTTTAGTTGCCATAGATGGATGCTGTCTTTGATATTCTTCCTGCACAGCAGCTACTAGATCATCCCGACTACGTCCTGCGTCAATCAATCGTCTAATCTTAAGACCGGACCATTTCTGAGGCATATAACCAGACTTAGCAGTAAGCATATCTGCGCCCTTAATAGCTGTCTCTCCAGGACGACCTTTAGATATCTCTACTTCTTTCTTGAACACATTATCTACTGCATCAGCAGCAGCTTTAATGTTAGGATGCACTCCCGGCATACTCTGACCGTCGTGGAAGCGAGACTGTAGCTCTCTAACTACATCTTCATGGAATTGATCCTTAATAGAGTTATCTGTAGCTCTCTGCCAGAAACTAGCATTGTGTACATCTTTGCCCCATGCCTGATAGTTCTCATCAAACGGTATAAAGTCATTAGCCATACCGGTACGATAATGCTCTTGAATACGCGCTGCCGATCTACCGTTACGGATAATACCAGAAGCATTCTCAAGCAAATCATAAGCAACAGCTTGAGCTACAGAAGAGCCTGTATTCATCATACGACCAAAGTCACTACCAATAGGACTATTAGATACTACATCTGCAAATCGGGATACAGCCTTGCCTACAGGACCGGTCTTTGCAATGATCTTAGAATACCCATCATTCCAATCTGTAGATACTCCTAGCTGTCGTACTCTCTGTCGTGAAGTCTGGACGATATCAAGTAGCTTCTGACTACGGATCGATCCAATCCCGGCACCTTGTCCGTTAAGCTGCCTAGCCCCGATAGAGCCTTTCCCAAGATCAGGGTCGAGCGTAACGTCTGTAATTGCTGGTCTGTCGATCTCATTTATATCTATTGCTCCGGGTTTACGAACAGGTGCTTCTGCTGGCTT